CAATACTCAGAAGCTGCTATGTCAGGACTACAGGCTTTGTTACAGAGTAGACAAACAGCCGCTGATCTTTCTCAACAGTACTATAATTCATTGGCTTCATTGGCTGGTTCTCAAAACCAACAACAACAAGGAATGCTTTCTCAAATTATAGGCAGTCTTGGTGGCAATGCAAGTAACGTACCCCAATGGTTACAAGGTCTAATTGGTGGAATAGGCGGTGGTAGTGGTGGTAATTCTATATCCGACATATTTGAAAGTAATTTAGCCGATTACTTAGGTGGTTCTACTGGAAGTGGCGGTTATAGTTACGGAGGAAATGTTTCAGAGTTGTTCAATCCTAATTATAACCAAGGAACACCTATGGGAGAAGGAACGTATTTTGGTTCCAATTCAGGCACAGGATATAATTTTGGCACTCAGTTTGACCCATACGCTGATCTTTTTAGCACAGGTAGTTAAATACTTATTGACAAATAATATTAAACTGTTATAATAAACTATAGTACCTAAGAATATTTAGTTTATTCTTAAATGGTTAAACAATAAAGGAACAACAATGGCTAAGTTTAGTGAAAGCTTTTTTGAAAGTCTAAGGGATGCCGGTAGACGAGGGTCTCCTACTGATCCTATGTTACAAAGACAAACAGGGCCTCAGTACGGGTCTACTGATCCATTGGCTAGATCATTGGGTGGCATGTTGGGCATGGACATGAGAACAGCCCCTGAATTAGCTACGGCTGAGTTGTCTAAAGTTGATCAAAAAGACCCCAATGCTTTAATTCAAGCATTGAATGTTCAAGCTAAATACGAACAAGACCCTCAAAAGAAAGTTCTTTACATGTTAGAAATAGATAAAATAAAAAAAGAAACTGCTAAAGAAAACGAACTTAAGGCCATTACTGATCAAAAAAATGACAGATACATTGCTATGGCTAAGGCTGTTAGAGATAAAAGCCCTGAAATTGCTTCGTTAATTTCTCAAGGAGACTTACAAGCTTATGAAATCGGTTTAAAGTTACTAGCCCCTCCTGAAACTTTATTATTAAAGGATAGGTATAAGCAGGTAGGTAACCGTGTTTTTGACGTAACTACATCAAGTTTTGTAGGTGGTCTTCCTGATGAAAATAAAGAATACTTAACTAAAGAAATTGTTAACTCTAAAGGAGAAAGAGAAATAATTTGGTACGACAAATCAGACCCAAATACTGTAGTACGTACCGAAAAAGCTCCAGAAGAAAAACTACCAGTTGCTGTTTTTAAAAGAGGAACTGAATTACTGACAGAATCAAACCGAGCGCAAACTCAAGCAGATTTGGCGTTAACTTTAGCTAATCAGTTTGATGAAATTAAACCGCAAGGTGGTACGTATAGAACTGTTAAAGAGTTTCTTGATAATGTTGCTGGTTCTCAAGATAAAGTAAGTAGTTTGTACGAACAAGGTAGAAATCTTATAACTTCAAGGGCAGCAGCTAATTTGCCCAGAGGCCCTGCTTCCGATAAGGACGTTGAACTTGTACTGAAAGGAGAACCCCCAATGAACGCAAATGGTGCATATCTTGCACAATATGCAAGGGGTGTTGCTAAGTTGTTAAGAAAAGAAGCAAAACTTGCAAGAGATAATTCATATTGGTTAGATAAATATAAAGATGAAAGGGGCTTTACTTCTTATGTGCGTTCTTCGACATTGCGTCAAGAACTAAACTCTATACCTGAAAAGATAAAAGAAGCTTTAGAACAAAACAAATTAAATCCACAAGTAATTCGCGATTTTGAATTAAAATACGGCTTTAATTATTTTGACGCTAAACAAGAACTAAATCAAACTGAAAGTATACTACAAGACTTAGGGAGAAATCTTTAATGGCTAATTTTTTTGATCAGTTTGATTCGCAAAAAACAGCTTTAACAAACGAAGGTCAGCCCCAATCTAAACCTGTAAATTTTTTTGATCAGTTTGATCCTAAAACAGGAGTAGAAACAGAATTAGAGTCCGGTAATTGGACTAATTTAGATTCAGTACAAGGCGCTGGTTTGGTTTTAGAAGGCATGACTTTAGGTTGGTCAGACGAAGCTCTTACAGCTATAGGAGCAGCGATAGAAACAGCTACTAGTGATACTGGCGAAGATTATTCAACAAATTACAGACGAATGAAGGATACATACGATAAACAAAAAGCTCAATTTAAAGAAGAAAACCCAGCCACTGCTTTTGGTTTAGAATTAGCGGGTGGTTTTGCTTCTCCCGGGGGTATTGTTAAAAACACAGGCATGATAGTTAGGGGATTAGCCGAAGGTGCTATTTATGGTGCAGGAGCTTCTGAAGGAGATACTGCTTCGGCAATAACAACTGATGCTATTTTAGGCGGTGCAGTTGGTGGTTCCGTGGGTGCAGGGTTTAGAGGCGTACAGGGGCTTTTTAGCAGGCGTGTTTCTACAGAATTAGGAGAAGGTGTTGATTTTATCCCATTAACCCTTGCTGCTGAAAAAGGTAGTTTTCTTCAGAATTTGTATCAAGATGTCGTAGGCCCTTCGTTTGGAGGAAAAGGCGTAATTAGGGCTCAAGAAGATGTTGTAGTCAAGCCTTTATTAAAGGCGCAACATAATAGAGAAACTATCATTAAAGAGACAGCAGATGCTGCCAAACGGGCTGTAATATCTTCTAAAAACAAATTAAAACTTGCTTTAGATAAAGCCAGTAATAAACTAAAAAGCTCCATTCAAGATGTAAAAGAAGCTGAATCCTCTGCAATATCGGATATTAGTAGTAGATACGGGGGAACAAAAGCTGGCGATATTGGTGGACAAGGTGGTTTGTTAGGAACAAACGGGCCTGTCATGGCTCGGGAATCAAGACAAATAGCTGAGGCAATCGACGAAGCTGAAAACACGTTTAGGCTTGCCGCTTTTGGTGATTCTTTGCCTACAGGTTTAAGTAAAACAGACGTTGACGAAATCTTAACCGCCGGTACGCCTAATGCGGCGATGGCTAAGTTAGACGAAGCGTGGAGTAAAACTGGGTTTGGTATGTTAAAAGACCGTAAGTTCCGTATGGCTCCTAATCAATTAAAAATTGAGATAGAGAAAAAAATTCAACAAGATCCTTTGTTTGAGTTAATGGCTGAATCTAAAGGAAGTATAGCAACAAAAATAAACGGTGTATTAGAAGCAATCTCAGCTAGAGCGGATAACCGTGGTTTTATTAATGGAAAAGACCTTGCCGATTTGCGAGGTGCTTTAGGTACAGCCGCTGCTAAGTCTTCTGACGCTGGTGGGGAAAGTGTAGTTCTTAAAGCACTATATTCACAGGTTCAAGAAATAGTTGATGCTAAAATGGTTTCACAGTTATCGCCTAAAGCCGCTGAACTTTTTAAATTAGAACGCAGTAGGTGGAAAACAAACACTATACTTAGAGATGCTGTTCTAACGTCTTCAAAGAAAACAGGAACTCATGGTAGGTTTACCCCTGATAATTGGATTGCAGCCGTTGCTAGTAACTCAGCGAGAGAGGCGCGTGGGGGTAAAGGCCCATTAGCTGAGGTGGCACAAGACTTAGCCAACACAGCTCGTGTAGGAGAAGAAGCTATAAAGGAAACTACTAAGAACCTAGCCGCTCGTATTTCTGAAAGAAAAGAAAGAGAAATACAACGGCAACTAAACAAAGCAAAGATTGAAAGAACAAGTCTTAACGCTAAGAATGCAAAGCTAAAAAGCAGGCTTATGGGTAGTGGCGAAAAAGCTCAAGAAGTTGCTGCCAATACCAATAGACTACGCTCGTTAGAAGAAGAAGCAACCGCTTTTGCGGAGGAGTTAGCGAGTATAAAAGCTGCCCGTGTTAATGAAAAGCCTTCGTGGTTCCATACGCTAGCGGCTACGCAGTTTTTAGGGTTACCACAAGCACTAGCTTACGGTTTAAAAGGTGCTGGACTGGTAGCTGGGGCGGTTGGTGGTGCTAAATTAGCTGAACCTGCCGCTCAAAGGTTCTTAGCGGGTCAAACAAGCGTACAGAAAGCCGGACAGGCTGCTGCTGCTTCTCAAGTAGGTCAGGCTTTGATTGGAGGGCTACCTGCAATTATACGACAACCTTCTGGGATGCTAGCTTCACCAGAGCCGCAGCGACAGCAATGACAGCATTAGAGTTTGTAAACACAGCTTGGCCTGTTGCAGTTGGGTTTATAACCTTAGTTATTGTGCTGGCTAAGATGCACAACGACATAGAGACTTTAAAGGAAAAAGTCCGTGTTTTGTTTGACTTATGGAACAGTAGAGGAAAATAACAATGAAGAAAGACCCAAAGCTAGAAAGGGCAGGTGTCAGTGGTTTTAACAAACCTAAACGTACACCTAACCATCCTAAGAAAAGCCATGTGGTTGTCGCCAAGGAAGGTGACAAGGTTAAGACAATACGTTTCGGTGAGCAGGGTGCTTCTACGGCAGGTAAACCTAAATCAGGTGAGTCTGAGGCAATGAAGAAGAAAAGAGCATCATTCAAGGCTCGTCATGGGGCTAATATAGCTAAGGGTAAGATGTCTGCGGCTTACTGGGCCGACAAAGAAAAGTGGTAAAACATTGGGGGCTTTACGCCCCCTCAGTTTCTATGGTATCTCGCACATACCACCAACACAAGCTAACTCCTGTGACCCTGTAGTCATATCCTCAAACTCAAAGGTTGCCAGTGCTTGCCAGTCAAAGTCAGGCATTAGTTTCAATGCTTCCTCGTACTCAGACTTAGTACATTCAGTGTACGGTGCCTGTTGATAGGTATGATCACTGTAAGGCAATAAACTAATACCGCTCATCATGTTGAAGTTCTTCCACATCCAGCCACAGATATCAAAGAATTCATCGTCCTTGTAGTATACCGTTATTGACGGTTTATGTTCACACCAATTATCTTGATATGTCTTCCACAGTTCCAACTGATTCATGGCACCCATGTCAGAAGTGCATATAGCGCCTTTGGGGGCCTTTACAGGGAAACTGAATACAAGGGTAGTACCTAGATCAATGTCAGCCTGTGTAGGCTTTAAATAGCCTTCAGCGGGTGACCTGTTGACCTTGGTTACGTCTATTTCACAGGGGAATCCTGCTTTGTACATGTACTGAGCCATCGGGTCTTTAGAGTCAGCGCGTACTGTCCTAATGTAGTAAGGGCTAAAACGGGGATGTATACCACTAGCACTATTAACAAGCTGAGAAACAGTACCGGAAGGCTTAACGCAAGTAATAGCAGCCGCTGGATTAATACCCAATCGTTTAGCCCATTGTTTGTTGGTTTCAATAGCGACATTCTTCAATTCCTTTAAAATAAAATCTAATTCTTTACTGGAACTTGTCAGTTTGCTGTCCATAATGCCGGTTAAGCTGACACCAAGCAATGCTTCTTCTTCCGTGTTCTTCTTCCAAACAGACCGCAGATAACGGAAGTCAGTCAAGGTAGCCTGTAGTGTGCCTAAAATAGTGGCTATTCTTACTTTTTCCTTCAACGTATCCAGAGTATCACCTTCACGGATAACGACTTCAGACAGGTTACAGAACTGATTAGGCCGCAGGATAATCTCAGAACAAGGGTTAGTGCCAAAGTCATAGGTAGCATCACGCCTACCGTTCTGTGCTGCAATCTTCTGTGCAGCTATTCGACTGAATACACCACGCTCGCCTGACTTAGAATCGTACAGTGCCTTCATCTCGTCCATGAAGAAATCAAATGAAGGTCTTTCTGTGTAACAAGCACTGTTGTTTGCCAATGCTCGTTGTGGGTTGTCTTCCCACCACTGACCTGACTTAGCTGTTCGTAGCCTACCGTCAGAAGGATTAGACAAACTAATTAATGCTGATCGACGTACCCCGCCAACAACGATAACCTCAGCAATCTTACAGCATAGGTCATGACACTCAAGGCTGCTTAGTTTTCTTCCGGAAGCGTTAGTGAATAGTTTAACTGTGAATGCAAACAAATTAACTAACGGTGTAGGGCCACTGGCTCTACCACCAAAGGTCTTCAGGCGTTCCCCTGCTCCCCTGACCTTGCTAACGTCCCACTTTGGGACTTCCCCTGCGTAAAGCATAGCAATAAGCTGGCGCATGGCCTTGGCCCAGCCTATTTTACTGTCGGCTACAACGATTGTAGTGTCCGTTGGGTGATGTTCTTCGGCAACTACAGGCAGTTTAGCTACGTACTGACGCTCTACAGAGAAGCCTACACCTGTTCCACACATGAGAATATACATAAGCTCATCGAAGGCTTTAGGGTGGTCTATGGGCAGATAGGAGCAGTTAAAACCTGCTACATTATCCCTGTCCAAGGCTGGCCCTGCCGTCATGACACAACGCATGGAAGGCATTACTTCAAGGTTAATAATAGCGTCTGTAATCTTTTTCTTTTCTTCGTTACCAATCTTGTTACCCCAGTAAGACACATAACGCTGGGCTGTTTCTTCCCATGTCTCGCGTCTACCTTTGTCGTCCTGCCAACGAGCGTACCTACTTGCCGCTATAAACTTACTGTAATTATCCATTAACGATTACCTCCGTCACCCCTAATTTTTCCTCTTTTTAAACGCCCCGTTAGTTTCTCTATGTTGTATTCCGCAGCCTCAGACAATGTGATATTACTACGCTTCAACAACACAGCAAGATTCCACAGTACGTCACCTGCCTCACTGATTATGTCTTCTCTTTTAATTTGTTTCTCGTCACCCCGTAGTATTGGTTTAGCAAACAAGTCGGCTAACTCAGCAGCCTCAATCATTAGACTGGCGTGTGGATAAAACACATGCTCATAGTCTGCGAATGACTCAGCTACTGCTTGATATTCATTAAAATTCATCGTATTGGTTCCTTAAATAATCTTTTAATATGTCTAACTGTATGTATACTTCATGTACAGTCAGGTTGGTAGCAAAGACAGACAAGCCATCTTCCCTCATAGCGAACCCGAATGCACTGTCAAAGTCTTCCAACGTTTCTTCTGAAGCCAGACGTTCAAACACTTCCTTCGGATTTAAACGAATTGTTTCCGGTTCTTTCTTTGCTTTTTTGCCGAATCCGCCTTCAATAACTTTCATTTAAAATCCTCAAGGATTAGTTCTAAGTAATGTTTTGCTTTCTGTAGGTCTTGTATACCACCCTTATTCTGATACCTACAAACGTACTTTACTATATTACCTTCACAAAAGCCAAGGTTGTTTTTCCTGATAAATTCTATTGGTTGGATAACCATGTCTTTATAATGAGAGCCTCCAACTTGTTTGTCTACAGCCCTGACTAAAGCATGTTCGCCAAACGTTAGCTCAGTCTGCCGAAGACTAGACCTATTACATGCGTCCCATTCTTCTTCCAGCACATCATTTAATTTACTCATCGTCGTAGTCCAGTTCCTCAAAAATAAAAATATTGTCCAGTATCTTGTCTTCAAGTGCAATTACTAATTCTTCAGTAGTGACCTGCAAGACATCACACAGTAAGTCTGGGTCGTACTCCTGAATGATTCTTTCTTTTAGTTCAGCAAATGTTAGTGACATATTCTATTAGCTCGTTCGTTGTTTCAAGTGTAAAGTGTTTAAAACCTTCCTTAGTACACCATTGTCCCATTGTTAATTTGGCTCCCTTTCTGACTTTTTTATGTGGATCAGACAATACAAATATCAATTCAGCATACTTTTCAGCCATTGTATCGCGTATGGCCTTGTACTTCTGTGTGTCACCTTCCCTGAAGAAACCTTTGCATTCGATCAGGACTGAATTCTTATAAACAAAATCAGGTTTGTAGTTTCTGTGCGTTACATAGGGAACATCAAATGGTTCATAGTCCATAAACTTCCTTGGTAACGTTTCAGCAAACTTCTTTTCAAGTCCTGATCTATAACGGCCATTCTTTTTATTCTTAGCTGGCCGTTTAGAATTCATCCGGTATTGCCTCCTGAACCTTTGGTTCGTTGACTACTTTAACTAAGAATCTAGGGCCGCTTGCGTAGGCAAAGGTTCTTAAATTTGGATAGCAATGATCTTTGAATTGACAATAAGAACAACCTGTATCTAGTTTTAAGTTTCCTGATTTGCCGTCCGGTACTGGTTGGTAGCAGTATTCTTCTGGTTCTGGGCCAGCCACTAACTTTTTTATGTGTTCAACCCGTTCTACGATGTCGTAGTTCAAGTGTTTGTACATTGGGTGTTCAGTGTCTTTTTCGTCGTAAAGCAAGTAGGTCAGGTGTCCATTCTGCTTGTCCATTGCAAGCCAACCGTACTTGGTTTGTTTTTCTGAATGGGCGTAGGCTTTGATCTGCCC